TTTGACCAGTTTCCCCATTTGCATTTGGAACGTCATATAAGTAAACATCAGTGTTTATGTTTGAAACACGAAATGCACTTGTTCTAATATTAAAACCATTCATTGATTTGATATGAAATTGATTTCCAAAGTCAATTGCATACTCAGCAGTCTCTAAAACTGCTAATCGGAGATCTCTTCTCATTTCAACAGTTGTAATATTAGAAGTAACTGATTCATGACTCTGATCAATCACTTTTAAAAACTTACTATACTTAAATCTAGCTCCATATTTGTTTAATTCAGAAGATTCTGCGTATTTTGTAATATCACGTTGAACTTTTGTCGAAACAAATGACGCACTTGGTGCTAAATTTGTGTTATAATACACTTTACTGTTAGTTTCAACAAACAAATACTTCAAATCTAGTATTTCTGGAACAATTCCTGCTACAGAATACTTTTTCAAATCTCTTTTTATGTTTTGTTTGATTAAATTTGGAACAAAATCACCATTTCTTGGTTTGATGCTTATAAAAACCTTTCCAAACTGAGGAGGAACAAGATCTTCACCACCAAAAACAGAAATTGATTCAGTTTCAGGGTAAATTTTATTGGGAATCAACACTTCAAAGTCATTTGCACTTAAAGCACGGTTCTGAGTTGCATAAATTTGAGGTGCAAACTTACGAATTGAGTCAACAGATTCAATTGACTCTCCTCCACTTGATGAAAGTGGACTTGTAATCAAAGAAATCCCGGTCGTTACGTTTATTTCAACTGAATTTCGAGTATAATATAAACTTCCTGCATAATTAAATGAATTTACACCGTTTGCAGCGTCACCAGAGGTTACAATATATGAAACTTCGATGACATTTCCATCTTGAAGTGCCTTTCCAAAGATATTATCACCAAATATTAACTCATATTGCTCACTTGAAACCTCTTGTAAGAAATAAATGTTAGAATTTCCATTAATTACTGATCCTGTGTCATCATCAAACAGATTATCATGCCTTTCATACTTAATTGACACTGTAGAATCAGCTGAAGGTTTGACTTTTACAACTAAAGTGTCTAAATCTATTCCAGTATTTGGTAATATAAACTTTTGAAAGCGATTTCTTGATGAAAATGTAAACGTTTGATCTAAAACTGTTCCTTCAAACACCTCAAGATCGTCAAATTCTGCAATTCCATCAAAAACAGAGATGGTTTTATCTTCAGGTATGCTAAAAACAAACGATTGTTGACCAAATGGTGCATCAACTGCTGCAACAGGCCCTTTACGAAGTGTTAAATTTGATGGAGATGGGGAAACTGAAGAAATATCTGCAAAAAATGTAAGTAATGCCCTTGAAGATTTCTTAGAACGAGGGACATAACCTATATTTCTTGCTAATGCAACCACATTTTCACGCAAAGTTGCTGAATCGATGAAAACTTCATTCGATATCATGTTTGCATTATAAGATGTGATGTAAGTATTATATGCTAGAACGTCTAATATTGTTGATAAGTTGGATCCTTCAAAATCATAGTCAGTAAATTTAGAATTATTTTGTAAATAATCCTTTAATGACTGTTTTATTTGATCAAAATCGAGATTTGTAAAATTTTTAAGTGTCATTTATCTTGTCGGCAGTAACACGAATTCTAATTGTTGTGGTGGAACATCAATTCCTACTATTTCATATACAATTGTTGCATTCATTTCGTTACTGTCGAAGTTAGGAACCACTGTAACTTCGATCAATTCAACTCTTGGTTCAAATTCTTGAATTGAAAACTCTATTTCATCTTTAATTGCAGATGCAGCAATCTCATCTACGTTCTCAAATAGTGATTTTGTGATTCTTGATCCAAAATCTGGATTAAAAAACTTCTCACCGGGTTCAGTAAAGACGATATTACGAATTGACCTTGCAATTGCATTCGCATTTTTCAATGCTACAAGGTCATCATTCAGAGGATTAGTCTGAAATGACATACTTATGTCTTTAAATTCTTGTTTTACCCGTTCAAGAGGCATATAGATGTAGTAGACCTATCTTATTTATCACGGTTTTTACTCATAAAGTGGCTTAGGTTTTTCTTCGTTAGGAAAAATCTCACTTTCTTCAACTGTATCACTCTTTTTAGGTGTTAAATCATCATTATTAATCTCACGAAGCATCTTTTGGTATTGATGATTCGCAAGATTGTCTAAAAAATCGTTTGTTTCCATTAGAATTCGGGAATTTCTTCGTCTTGTTTACGTTCTTTTGCTGTTTTCCAGAAATAATTCTCATCATTTCCCAATCCATCACGATCATGACCGTTCTCAACCTGATAGTAAACCGTTGAAACCTTAAAATCAGGCATCGTAGGTTCTTCTGGTGTCAAACTGTTGTCGTAAATACGTGTTCGATTGTTTGGATAGAGGCAAAACTGACCATTATCAAGTTCAATTAGGTTATGAGACTTGTGTTCAGCTGGGTTTTCACTTGTTGAATAATCAATTGCATCAGGATCTTGATGATAATTATCAATTGTGCATATATAAGTGCCGGTTTGTGTTCCGTAGTCTCTTGTATAGACTTCGTAATGCATTGATCCGACAAATTGTTTTTGAATTACCGCAACACCATAGTCCATACAGTTCCAAAACTGTAAATTATGAAGTGTCATATCAGGATCAGGTTTCTCAGGTGACGAGACGAACGCGGATATGGGTAACTTGTCATACATTGCAGCATACTCAGGTAAGTATGTTTCAAAATAAAAAGCACGTCCGGGTATTGATTTTACAGATACCCAAACGCCCTTGACAAATTCTCCATGCCCACTCTTATGATCCGTTAAATATTCCTTTCTCACCCATACTTCGTAGGCAGGAAGGTTCGCAAAGAGGCAAGCCATATAAAAATTAAGGAGTTATACTATTTAATACGTTTATTCTTTTCGAGAAAACGCGGTCGTTAACGATGTGGATTATAATAAGTTACTAATACTAATATTATAAAAAGTATTAGTAAGATTGCAAAGAAAGAAATAACCACTAGATTATCCTTGTCTTCTCATGACCGACACGAATGCGAGGATCGCACCAGATCTCAAATCCCTTTTCCTGTGCATCTAAACAGAATGATACGTCTTCACCACACATGTCTTGAACTTCACCTGATTCAAAGATTTGCATCTGAGGAGCAAACCATGGATACTTCAGTTGTTCAAAAACTCCGTTCTGAATCATAACCCAACCAAAGCCTGTGTAATCTACTGTGAATGGTTTTTTACGTTTGCCCATGGTTTCAACAGTTTCATGATTCATCACTCCACCATTCTTACGGAAGTCATCTTCCTCTAACCAATGTGCAACAGAGGTTGTCGCACCGTCTTCGGTAGCATACCAACCAGCAACAATTCCATTTAGTTTAGAATTATCAACTGATACTTTCTGTCCTGTAATTTGAGTTTTAACATTACCTTCGTCATCAGTAACTAACTCTCCTTTGTTATCTTTGACCTGTTCAATTACATCTTCTTTTGTAACTGCTTCAGCAGGAAATGCTAAATCGCATAGTTGCCAAAACTTACCAGTATCAAAAACAATATCACTATCAATCCATAACTGATAGTCATACTCAAGTTTTCCATCCCAAGGAACTTGATTGGGGCCTCTTAAAACATTTGCTCCAAGAACTTTACATCGAGCAAAGTTTACCATAGATGAATAATCCTGAGATATTTGAATACTCATTCCATTCTGAACCATGTCAAAACATAGTTGAACAAAGTTCTTGAGAAAGATATAAGAGCATCCTCTACCGGGAAGACAGAAGACTATCTTCTTCCCTTTCATTCTTTCTTTAATTGCATCGATGTCCCATTCAGGGCCTTTTGTTTTCGGTGCGACTGTTTTTACTTTAAATCCTTTTGCCATAAATGATGATCACCTTCATTCTTAATTTTATCAGTTTTGTTAACCTTTGTCAACTTTATTTTGTCGTTCACACTTAAAATAAATTCTTATTTGATAATATTTTTGTGCTACGTATTTCTTTGGTTCTGGTCTCTTATATGGATTGCTCTTCTTTTTAATTTGGTCATGTTTGTGATACATAAAGGTTATACTGCACCTTATTTATACCACTTCAATAAGACTCATCTCCAGTTGGTTCTGTGTATATTACCTTACCTGGCCCACCATACCCGACCTTCGGTGCTAACTTAATATATGATAGATCTGACTCTGAATAATCTGTCTTGATTAATCCAACCATAGTGGTTAGAAGTTGCCATGTCTCTTCAAAATCTTCTTCCTTTAAATTATGATAAAGACATTTATCCTTTGCATAGATGTGATACACTGTATCGTCAAATTCTTTCATGTGTTTAAATCATGTTATTAGTATTTAGAAAACACTAAAAAGGGGGTTTTGAGCCCCCGGAAATTTTTTATTTGTTTTTGCGTTTCTTTTTCTTTTTGCCCCCACTATCTAACTTGGAAAATATTATTAACCCAATTATAACCCATACAATTATTGTGAATCCGTAGTGTGTTCCCATGGCCAAGAAAAAAAAATTTAATATGGTTTAATATTTAGCTATCGATTTGTCACCTCTGTAGGTTAGGGACTTAAGGGTTTTTTAAAACGGCATCGCGCCCGCCCCGATAACAACAACGCCCGCATATAACTGCCACCACGTAATACGAATTAACTGCTAATTACACGCACTAATTCACACAAACTGCTGTAAGATTATACGTAATAAGTAACAACAACTGTTCACTAATTACCTGTGGAAAACTAACACTAACTACTCATAACTTAGATCCTCTACATATACACTTAAGGCTTCGTAATCGTCATCCAATTCAAATAACTTTTCATAGTTAATTTGATGCGGATTAAAGTCACTTTGAACTGTTAAATTCAACGTAATTCGATACTGTTTTTGTGCCAAATTTGTGGGGGAAATTGACATAAACTGTTTGGACTCTGATTGTTATATACACATTCTATATTAACTCTGAGTTCTTGTCAATAATTATGCGTAAGTTCTGACAAAAGTATTATCCGCCCCTTGCAATTTTCGGGCGTTCGTGGTATAATACGCTCGCTAAGATCACTATAAAAACTAACATTAAATCGAGAAATAAAACGCTTAAATAT